ACCGTGAAGGTGCTGGTACCGCCCGCCGTGCCGGTGCTGGTTGCCGGAGTTACCGTTACGCCAGTCACCGCTACAGCAGTCAGTTCGTTCACTTCGATGGTGGTTGCATCGCCTACTTTGAACTCGGTGGAGAACGTGACGATGTCGTTGGTACCGCCGTCAGAGCTCAGCGCCGTGATGTTCATGTAGCCGACGAATTCGACAGGACCGTAATCCATACGTACCCAGATGCCGGGCTGGCGCTTGGCCTTCAGCTCGTCAGCGAAATACTTGATGAATTTGCCGACACCGTATTGATCCAGCTTGTCCTTCTTGCGGACTTCACCTTCAAAGCTCAGGGTGAAATCACTGTTGGTGATGATGGTCTCGACATAGCCGCCGCCGTCATCCGCATCAGAGGTAACTGAGTTCGGGTTGAAGTCGAAGCCCTTCGACGTACCAGCGGCCAGCGCCATCCACTCCCCTTCGAGTGGCTTGACGTCCGGGCAGCCATCGGCGACTTCCAGCACGACCGCACCGCCGAACAGGCGCTCGTTCGAGTTCTGGCAATTAGCCATGTGAAACTCCTCTTTGACGTATAAAAGAAAACCCGCCGGAGCGGGTTATTTGGTTGGGAATGGCTATTCGCCGTAAGTGCAGGCGAACTGGAGTCGGAAGACTATTCGCCCTTCTTCTGTGAGCACCGGCGCGGGAATTGCGCCCATGTTCTGGATGTAGCCGACGCACTCGTCAGCCATGGGGTTGGCCTGGACGTAATCGACGATGCGCTGCACGGCGTTGAGCGCGTCTTTGCGCTTGTCCTTTGCGCCGACAACGTCGACCAGGACGTGATACTCAGAACCGAGGTCAGTGCGGATGTTCGACCCGCCGTTTGGCCTGAACACCATGATCGCCTTCGACAGGTCGCCCGGGTCGTCGTACATCAACTGCTGCACCGTGAAGCCGGCAGTTAGCCCGGCGTCGCCGAACATGTTGCGCACCCGCTCGTGCATCATGGGTGTCATAGCGAAAGCTCCTTGCGCATCACCGCATCAACGTTATCGCGCTCGTCATTTGCGCCTTTGGTCAGGAATTGCGGCTCACCATGCGGATCCCAGTAGTTGCCCTTTCCTGTCCCGCCACCGAATTCTTTCGGTTTCTGCGGGCCGAACTCAGACCGGTTGCTGGTCACCCCGAAGTGCGCGCGCGGCTGGCCTTTCAGCTTTCCGGACGCTTCGTGAACGTACGCGGCATAGTTGGCTGAGTAACCGATGCGCCCGGTGATGAGCACGCCGCCAGCGTCGATTTCACGAAATTGGCTGTTAATCAGCGTTGAGCTGTCGATCGGGGTGTAATAGGCTGCCCGGACACCGATGAGAATCATCGCTGACTGGAGGGCGCGGATTACCTTGCGCCCCTTAACGTCGTTGATGACATCGTTCAGGTGCTTCTTCGCCTGGCTGATGCCCTTCACTTTGATGCCCATGGCTACACTCCCGTAATTATCGACCAGTCATCTTCCAAGCCGTCGAGAGTATCGTTCCAGCGCGTCACGTGACGAACCTCATCGGCACCTGCCACGACCGGGTCCGGCTCAGCGCTAACACCAATCAGGATGTAGTCGCCCTCATCAGCTAACGCATACGCAGTAAAGAAGGTGTTTTTTACGACAACCTCTTTACCAATGGAGCCGAGCTTTGCAGACAGGCCGCCGATGTAGTCGCACATGATGGTTTCAGGCGGTTCATATGGGTCGACAGGATCGCCCCACTCGTCATTTCCACCAGCACCCTTACGCCATATCGTGCATGGCTTGTTGTATGACCATGAAGCAGTAGACGACATCAGCCCTCCTTCCAGCGCAGCACCTTCGCGCCGGTCGCCCGGATGCGCTCACAGTTGATATGCCACTCGCCGTCCGATTTCACGTAGCCGGTAGTCTCCCGCCCGGTGTCGGTCATCACCCAGACGCGGGTGAACGAGCGCGGCAGCCCGTGCTTAACTGATTTGTACGTCATCAGCAGCCTCCTACCACCATGAACAGGCCGACGCTGTTACCTGCGCTGATTGGTAGCTCACCGGTACATCCACTGGTATCGAGACGGGCCAGCGAGTCGCGCAGCCATGTGATGCTGTCGTCGCCATATTCAAAAGAACGGGACGCGCCAGACGGTGCCCCCTGCGATTTGATACGGCGCGCGCCGGAGGACGTAGCCATAAGCGCTGCGGCATACATCAGGATCAGCTTCGCGGTGCACTCGTCATACCCAGCACCATCGAGGCACGGAATAATCTTGTTCACCACGCAGAGGATCGGATCCAGCAGCGCGCCCGGGATGGAGTAACCCAATTCACCGAGGAACGCCTGCACGTCTGCCGCTGTGATTGGGTCAGCCATGGTTATTTCGCCTTCTTGATTGCTTCCGCCAGTGCTGCTTCGGCTTCGTCAGCGCGTTTTGTTTCTGCTGCCAGCGCGTCGGCATGAGCCTTGTCTTTAGCTTCACCATCGGCGATTAGCTTTTGGTTCTGCTCCAGTGCGTCGGCGAGTTGCTTTTGCAGGTCAGACAAATCACCTGTGGGTGCTGACGGCGTTGCCACCTCAAACACCAACTTTTCGCCTTTCTTCTTGTCAGTGTCCTTCGCCTTGCCAGTGCTGATCCAGCGCTTTGCCGTTTCATCGTCTACCTCTACCACGGAACCAACCTCCAGTTTGCGGAGGTTGGCACCGGCGTGCAGGTTACTTGCCACGATTTCTACCAGTGCCATGATTTATCCTTAGCTTGATGCGTGAATTACGGAGTATTTGTTGTTGATGTCCTGCTTGACCATCAACCCCATTGCACCCCAGGTGCGCCAGATGTAGTCGCTGTTGTACTCCGGACGCGGAGATGCGACGGTACCGATAGCCTGGCCGACGATTGGAGCGATGACGCCTGCACTCAGTGGAACGATGACGATTTCGTTACCTGTGAGCTGGCTGTCTTCTTTAATCGCCGCTACACCGGTCAGTTTCAGGATTTCATCCATGATCGTTCCGGACTGGAAGTTGTCGGAGAAATAGCGTTCCAGGTTGGAGATGATTTCACCGGATACGTACCAGGTCTGCTCTGCATACTGGTTGTTCACGCGGCGCATCTGATCACGCAGTGCGATTGCGCCAGCGCGGATGTCCTGAGACGTTGCTGTGCCAGAGGTAAAATCGATGTTCAGGCCTGAAGCGCCAAGGTCGATCTGCGCTACGCGCTCATCGTCACGCAACCCTTTCCAGGTCAGACCGTCAAACACTGCGAAGTTGCCAGCTTTGTCGCGGAAGCCGTTGAAGATGTAGTCAACGTAACGACGCTGAACGTCTTCAACCGAACCACGCTGCGCATCAGCCTGCGACTGCAATGCCTGCGGGCTGTTGAAGATTGGATCACGCCATTCGAACTTAAAGCCCGAGTCGTGGATAGGCACCATGGTGCCATCGAAGGAATAGCTACGAGCATCGAGTGCCGCGCCGACCTGTCCGGACATGGAAGTGTGAGCCCAGCCGCGGCCACCGGTACGAGCGTAGTCGTAACGAGACTGTTCGATTCGAACGGAGCGAGAAAGCGGCATTAGATCGTTCAGCAGAGTGAACTCGGTATTCGGCTCGAACTGCTGAAGAACAGTTGTGTCGAAAGCGCGATACAGGCGACGAATATCGTCAACTGCGTTCACCGCATCGAGATAAGGAGCGTTTTCTGCATCGCCACGGAACTGAGTGCGCGCCAAGAAATCCGCTGCTGCCTGAGCACTGGCGTTTCGCTCAATTTCAAGAGCGCGCCATTGCGCCTGATTTACCGCGAGGTTACCGGTCTTTTCACCGATAGACTTGGAGAATACAAACATATCCGCTCCTTATTTGATTACGACACGAAGCAGATCGCCTGCCGCCGCTGTGTATGATTTGTCTTCCTCGACGTAGCAGCGCACTGACTCATCGCCAGCAGCCACCTTGACTCGACCGTTTGCAATAGAGAGCGCCTGTCCCTTGGTGTAGGTGCCGGCTGCGGCACGAACGTTGAGGAACATGCCCGGCAGAGGCTGAATACCTACGACAAGCTCGCCAGCAGGGATAGCGTCGTCCACTGACAGGCAGCGCAGATAGTCTTTGTTGGCCACATACAGAATTGCAGCCTCATTGCCATCCACAGAGGCAGTGAACTTGTCCGCTGCACTGAAGAAGCCAATGGTACCCGGCGGAGTAGATGCCGCGGCCGCGCCTTCACGGTTAAGCAGCGGATTAGGGAACACGCCGCCGGCGTGGATGATATGCTTTCCGTCTTTAGCCATTTTTTACTCCGGCATTTCGCTGACTGATTGGGTGTTAGTAGCCTGATGGCGGAATGCACCGTTCAGGCCAAAAGATGTCTGGCACTTGGCATACATGGCGTCGAGTGCCTTACCGTCCAGATCTGCGACTTCTTCATCGCTCATGTTCATCGCCAGCTTCACAGCCGCGCGCTTTTCGCCCTTCTCTTTGTCAGAGTTGGCATTGATCTGGCTGTTAAGCGCGGTGACCTGCTCGGTAAGCACCTTGGCCCAGGCTGGCATCTCTTCGTTATTGGTAGCCTGCTCTTTTTTCTTGGGCTTGCCGGTTGCCGGGTCGATTTCTCCGTCGCCATTTTTCTTGGCGGCGGCTTCGTCGGCCTTCATCTGGTTGTATGCGTCCATCAGCTCGGCGTCGGACTTGCCTTCGGTCGGCTTACCAGCGGCTTGCAGCGCATTGATAATCAGTTCTTTCATCGGATCATTCTCTCCGTTGGTTTTAATCTCGTACTCAGGTTGTTTGCGCACGACTTCTACAGGTTCGCCGACGAATTGGGCCTTGCCGTCATCGTCGATGATGTACTTCTGTTTGAAATAACGGGAATCATCCCGGTATACGAAGGTGTCAGGCCATACCGACTCTGGCCAAAGCCAGTTGTCATCAGATCGACCCTCTCGCAGCTTTTCACTGATTGCGCGCTGGATGTCGTCGAAGGAAAAGTTGGAGGCATTGGTAAAGAAGAATTTGGTTTTGTTGATCAGGCCATCGCGGGTGCAGTCGATTCCGTCAGCCAGGCGGGCAACTTCGATCTGCTGCTCATCACCTTCTGAGTTAACGAAGATGCCCACACCCTCCTCCGGCGTACCGGCGCCGGGCTCATCAAGCAACACCGCCACATGGTCAAACATCATGTTTGTGGCGATCTCGTTGTACTTCTTGCCTTTCGATTCACCATTAGCAGCGATGCCGGAATAGAGCAGGCCTGTGGAGATGTGGATAGGGTCGGAGTTGATACCGGCCAGCATCTCATCCAGGCGGTTAATCAGACGCTTACCTTTCTCGCTGGATTCGGCGTACTGGCGGTTAACGTACATATCACCCGTCACTTTGCCGTCTTTGTGGCTGACGTTCTGTAGCCATGCACCGACGTGGTACTCGTTCACCGCCCGGACATCGCGCGCAGACACATGCTTGCCGTCCACTTTCGGGTGGCCCAGCGGCATCGGGTTACGCTCGAGCGTGTTGTAGGCCTTTTCGATTTCTGCTGCCGGGTACAACTTCCGGTTCATCACGATATCGTCCACGACAGGCGTGATGCCGCGAACCACGATATGTGGCTTGCCGTCAATGGTTTCAGTGGTGATGTTTGAAGCGGAGTTGACGACGGTCAGCACATTAACGCGGTTGCGTTTCATGCTGGATCCTCGTTAAGTTATGTTTATTCAAACAAAAGGGGTGAGATGATGATTAAAAAGGCCATGCTAATTGGCGCCATTGGTTTGTTCGGTGCGCAGGAAGCGCAGGCAAATTTTTATACAGGGAATCAGCTTTTTGCCTGGGGCGAATCCTTGATGAGAGTCAGAGAAAACAGAATAATGGGTTCTGATATCAGCGACGCAAATATGTATTATGGATACGTATCAGGAGTTTACGATCTAGGTAGCGGTGTACTTTTTTGTGCTAGCAATCAACTTAATCTGAACCAGATTTCTGATGTCGTATATCAATACTTGAAGCAAAACCCTAAACGCCGGGCTGAAAACGCTTCTGATTTAGCAGTTGACGCTCTTAGTGAGGCGTTCCCTTGTAAGAAATAGTTCCGACAAGCGCCTTCGTTTAGATTTTTCGTAACATAGGCGCTCTACAGCACCATGGGAAATAGTCCAGCGCAGTTACGCACTGATAGCGCACGATTCGACCGCACCCGCAGCACCAATAGACTGACATGCTGAGTCCTCATTGGTGGATTTGAGGCAATAAAAAAGGCCGCCGTGGCGACCTTGTTTAAAGTATTTCTTGGAATTTACTGGGATATTCAACTCGCTCCCATATGGATGAAAAGTAATCTCGATACTCTTCGTCATCACGAGCATCACCACTACCGCCCCAGTAGTAGGCTGAGTTTTCACTTATGATGTTAATCACATCAGTTTCAAGTTTTGAAGCAAAGGACTCGTCTGGGACTATAACATTGATGGCATCTATAAGGTCTAGAGCCCCCGTGCGCAAACGCCATTCTCTCTCCCATGTGTAGTCCAAGCCAAACGGCCAGCCAGGTTTAATATCCATGGGTAAATGCGGAGCGAAGCGCCATTTTAAACTTGGCGGTAATTCCTTCTTATCTTCATATGACCCGTAGATTACCGGTCGACCTCCATACTCATAAATTCTTTTTTTTACGAATTTGAAACCAAACGGCTGATATCTAGATTGATCCCACTCACTAAAATACTCTGGAGATTCAGTAAAACAGATAGATTCAACGTCAGCTGTCATCTTCGCACTTCCCGGCTTGAGAAATCCATCACGAAGAATTTTTAGAAATGTTTTATATGCAACATCGTAATTGATCTCCTTCTCGCCTTTTATATAGGGATTTGCTCTAACCCAATGATAAAGATACCCGGAACTGTCTATTCGTTTACTTCGCATAGCTCACCCAAACGAGTTGTTTGGATGTAATTTATAACACTGACATCCTAATTTCTATGCACGGAATTTAAACTTCTTTCCACTGCTTTCTTTCTATCGCCAGCTTATCCGCCAGCCCCTCGTTGAAGATGCTGCCGTCGTCATTGAGCAGCACCGGTATCTGGCTGCAATAGCAGTTGTACCGGTTACCGTTCTCGGCGTAGAAGTCCCGCACCTCTTCGGTGGTGTAGACCTTGCCGTGACGGCTGGCGTGCCAGGTGCGCGTCGTCGACTTGAGCGCTGACAGCCACAGCAGTCCGGTATTCAGCCCCAGCCGGTCGGCGGCCCAATCCGTTTCGTTCCATTGCGCCTGCCGCAGCGCGCCGACCTGCTCAGTCTGAGCGATGGTCTTCGCCTTCGACATAGACACATCGAGGCGCTTACTGATGACGCTGGCCGTCTCGCGTGGATTCACCCCGCGCGCTACCGTATCGGTGATTATGTTGGTCAGGTCGCCGCGGGCAGTGTCGCTGATAACCTTCCAGTCGCTGAACGCTGTCAGCCTGGCCGCAGATATCTGGTTCAGATAACCGGGACTGCTTAAAAGCTGCTGTAGCGTCGTATGGCTGGCATATACCTGCGACTGCTGTGATAGGTTATTGAAGGCCTCCAGCGTGCCGCGCTGCGCTTCTGCGACGACGTAATCCATCGCCCACAAGTTTTGCTCGCCCCCCTCCAGAAGGTAATCGTCGAGAATCGACTGCACTGCTTCGAGGAGGTCAGCCAGTTCCTGCGCCAACATGTCGTAGATGAACTTACCAGCGTTGACCTGGTAGAGCCGCATATCCTCGCCGTGGTCGTGGCACAGGAAGTGCCAGTTATGGCTATTTACCTCACGCTCTCGCCCGGTCAGGCGCTGGTCTAACAGGGCTTTCAGCGCCACCTTTATCGCGTAATACCGATCCTCAATGTCGCGCTCCATCTTGCTGACGGACTTGCGCGACATTGTTGGGTCAACTTTCGACCGCGGTATCACCGGACTTTTCGGCTTCTGATTCTGGGTCGGCCAGTGGGTCAGGCTTTGGCTTGTTGCCATCTGGCGGCACCTCGTCATCAAGTTCAGGCAG